ACAACACCTGAGCTCATTAGCGGGATGTATGGGCAGTAGAATGCCGCTGCATCTGATTCGCTTGAACCTTTGTAGCCGATTAGTACTGGTGCATCGTCGCCTGCATATGTGTTTACATATACTTTCATTGCGTTGTTTAATGTACCAACCATCTTAGTGTTAGTTGGTGCTTCAAACGAACCTTCTGTTGTACGAGCAAATGCCGAAGTAGTTGCAGACTGTAGGATTGTTAACGCGAATGGCGATACAACAGCCCAGTTACCTGCGCCACGACGTGTACGCTGTGCAATCAAGTTACTTACGCGGTTGATTTGTACTGCTAGTGCAGCATGTTCATCACCTACGAAAGTAGCAGTACCACTTACAGCCGCTTGGTCGTAAGTTTGTGCAGCAGCACCTGATAGTGTTACAAGCGAACCGATAACTTCTTGGTCGATCTCAGCAGTAATCTCTTGTGCAAGAGCTGCCATGATTTCTGCTTCAACGTCGATACCGTGCATTGACTGCGCATCTTGAGCAGCTTCAAAAGTCCAACGAGCACTCAACTTACGAGTTTTCGCTTCAACTGTCTGCTTCAAGATTTGGATTGACATTTTACGTCCAGCTGCACCTTCAAGTGCTGCTGTCGCTGCTGCTTTACCAGCAGTGCCATCGCCTGAATATGCTTCAGCAATTTTGAATGGGCTTAGAGCTTCTTCGCCTGCTGTTACATCGTTTGCTGTACCTGTTGCATCGTTATTGTCTGAATAACGAACACGTAGTGTGTGAATTTGACCAACTGGACCAGTCATTGGCTGTACGCCAACTAGTTCGTTAGCAATAACTGTTGGCATAACACGACGGATAACTGGTAGGATAACACGGTTAAGTGTTGCTACGTTACCTGCACTTGTTGCGCCTGCTGATGCACTCTCTGACAAATACTTGCGAGTGTTTTCTAGTGTAGCAGCCATTACAGACTTCTTGTTGCCTTGCAGGCCTTCAAGAAGAGCGGTTTTGGTGTCTACCCAGCGTGATTCTAGTAGTTCTGACATCATAATCTCCTTAATTTAATCCAGCAAGACGGCGTATATCTAATACATTATTATTATCGTCTGCTTTATTTTGTGTCATTGTTTTTGTTTCGGGTCTGTTGCCTGTTACTTCTGTGCCTTCTGTAATTACTGCCTTACGCTTTGCTGGAGTATTTCCGTCGATAACCGATGGCAAGTACTTGTTAAAAGACTGTTGAAGTCTATTAGTTTGTACTGATTCCAGTAAGTCTGTCATTATTTCGCGCTGATCTTTACCTAATGGTGCAATCAATTCGTTCATAATCTTTTCTCTTTTTGCTGATTCAACTAAACGTGATTTCTCTTTGTTTGCTGATTCTGCAAGAGTTTTTGCTTTTGTAGCAAATGCCTTAGCTTCTACTAGTTGCTTGTCTTTAGCAGCTAGTACGCCCATTAGTTTACTAACTTCTGAATTTTCATTCAAGTGTGAAGTTGTATACTCGTTTGCAAATGCTTCAAATATTTTACGACCAAAGTCGTTTCTACGTGCTGTGTCAATATCTTCTTTAAGTGCAGTAATTTCACCTTTAAGTGATTTACCAACCATTTCAGATACTGCTGTAGCACTTCTTTCGATAAAGTCAGCTTTGACTTTTGCGAAGTGTGTTTTAGCTTCACGAACTAATTTTACTTTAGTTTCTGCTAAATCTTTTTTGTCTTCATTGAATTCTGCAATTTCACCTGCTAGAGACTCAACAACAAACTCTTCTAGCTTGGCATATGATTCAGCCATTGCTTTCTTGTCTGCTCTTAATTCCTTAATTTCGTTTGCTAAATTCTCAGCAACAAAACCCTTTAGTAGATTTGCATTTTCACGCATTGCAACAGCATACTTTGCTTTTGCTTCTGCTAGTTGCTTGCGGTCTTCCGCAAACTCTGCAATCTCTTCAGCAAGACGCTCAGATAGTAGTGAGTCAATAGCTTCAACCATAGTTGACTTATCGTGCTCATACTTTTGTGCAAATTCTTCACGTAACTCAGCAGTTGCCTGCATTTTGTTTTCTTGAATCTTCGCTGCCCAAGCTTCTTCAATTTGTTCTCTAATCTCAGATGAAACAACATCGTTTTCAAATAGAGTTTTTAGTGCATCTATCATTACATTCTCCTGTTTCATTGGAGTTTACTGATTATGTTAATCAGTGATTCCTTAAGATACTTTTGTGCCTTTGTGTCGTGTTTTGTTGCCTGTGCTAATTCCCATGCCTTCATTCCCCCACGAGTATTCATTAAATTTTCATAAATTGCTGTAGGGTATGCACCAGGGGCGCTAGGCTGAGCCACAAC